CTCGTAACCTGAAAATAACCACGGCTACTTTTATTAAAACCAGCATATTCATAATATTGTTTAGTATCACGGTAATCATTTTGGCCAAGGAACTTATTCACAACCGTCAACGGAGAAAGTGTTAAACTTGTCAATGTAACCTTCCGGTAGATTCACTTGGTTGTCATACGATGTTGCATAGACAATCTCGGTGTTCTCACCTACGTGACGTGAAATGATGTTCGGATCATCGGGAGGTGTGGTTGTGGCGAGTATCTGATACACATGACCTGTTGCCTCTGACCTACGTCCGAGAGCTTTGACCGCTTTGCCGCGCAAACGTCCGTCATAAACACTATACGCGTCTTTCTTTACATCGCGGTACTCATCAATATAAACGTAGTCAAGCTCCACACCTCTGTGTTTGTTGAAGTTGTCCGAACCGTCCACAAGCACATAAGAACCCCATCGCCATGTGAGTATCTTTCCATTTCTATGAGCGTATGGCTTCACGTCCCAGTGGTCTGGAGTACGTGTGCCGATGAGATAGTGCGGACGTTCATAGATACCAACCTTTGCCGACGCATCCATCAGCGCAGGAAGTGTGCTATTCGTGAGTGTGTCCGCTACGGGCGCAGTAATAAGCCCAAGCGAACCGATAAGCGTCGCGCGTTTGAGTGCCCACATAGCACCGACGAAGGTCTTGCCTCCGCCAACGCCACCAACGAAAAACAGGTTGCGCTTGATTGATGCCGCAACGGTGTACTGTTTGGTGTTAAGATTAACTATGTGCTTCGCTTTGCTCATCGTTTTTCGGTGCTGAAAATATGATTTGTGGTGGTTTTTCTTTTGGTTTTGAGTCCTCAACTTCGATGAATTCTTTCGGTCTGCCCTCGACTCTATTGAGTACTTCACGTATATAGTCAAGATTGCCGTCCGCTGCACCTTGAACAAGCCGAGCGGCGATAACCGCGTTCATTGTCTTGTTGTTGTTCGATGTCAGCGTGATATGTTCCTTCTTTGTGCGTTTGTGCCCTTTGTCCGTTGTGTAGTGTCGTATCACACTTACCTCAACCTCTTCGGATGCGAGTAAGTCTTTCATCCATGCCGTGATTGTCTTATTCGCGCCGCGCCCTTTGACATTACCGCTTTGCCCTTTCTTCCAGAGTTGTGCAGCATTGCCGTTCCACTCTGCGCCCTTCTTAAAGCTCGGCATGCGTCACCCTCATAAAGCCCAACAATCTCAACCCGTTGCCATGTTTCGGTGGTGCGAAGTTGAGTGTGCGATCTTTGACCGCTACTCTATCGCCTTCCCTCGCGCCTGCGCCGTTCGTGTTGCCTTCGATGCATTTGAACTTGCCCTCAGATACGCTGTCAACTATGCCTGTATGCCCGAACGGAGTTTCTCTTCCGTTCTTAAAGCTGACCCATATAGCGATGTCACCGGGCTGCGGTGTCTTGTGTACGAATAAGCCCGAACGCATCAACAAGTTGAATGTCCGCATGACTGATGGTGTAAAGGCTGCGTCCCATTTCGCGAACTTGTCACCGAGCCACTCAGACACACAAAGTTGAACGAAACACATGCACCATGCCCATCCGTGCTGCCATTCGCCATCGGTGCGCATACGCTTCTCGAAGTTCGCATCGGTGAAACCGCTGTTGTTCGGTTTCTCACGGAGTCCTATGTATTTACTTGCTATCGCGTTTAGTGTTTGCATTGCGTTTTTTCTTCCTGATTTGTAACCATGTATAGATGTTCATGCCTGCGTATATGCCTGTGAGTACGAGCACGCAGTTGCTGAGTGCCGTGTTGAGCTGTGTGTTCGCGAGAGTATCGAATAATGACTTGAATATGATGTCAAAGTAAGTGCCTGTCGTCCACCCTGCGATGGTGACTGCACCCTTCGCTATGGGTGTCTGCGTATCTTGTAAGTTGCTGCTGTCCATGCCGTTTTTGTAAAATAGACCGCCGCAGGTGGTGATGTCTGCGACGGTTCATCAGGAGTATAACACGTCCATGCCGGTCGTTGTTGGTTCAAATTTACGTAGTAAAACAAAGGATTGTTTTTCTTTGTGGGTAAGTTTTTGCGGCTGTTTACTATTGACCAAAGGGCATAAAAAAAGCCCTCAAATAAGGGCTTTACTTTATATGTTGCTACTCATAGTTTTCATGAATCTTCGGAACACGTCCGCATACTCGCGCCATGTACGAACCGCTGCGGAGTGATTATGCTTATGGTCAAGGATAGTCGTGTGGTCTTTGTTGAGCATGCGCCCTATTTCTTGGTAAGTATATCCTTTAACTTCATGAAGATACCATGCGGCTATGCGTTTTCTGATGATGATTCTTGATGTACGACATCTCCCTGACAGAGCTTCGGGTGTCACATTCATTGCAAGTGCTATTCTCTCAAGTTCTGTCATGGCACTACCTCACTTCAAATTGTTCGAGAATCTCTTGCGCGTCTGCAAGACTCTTTACGACATGATAGTTCGCACCGTGTTTTTCGCATAGTGCAGCAAATTGGTTCTGTGCAGGTGTCGTCCGTCCTTTGGGCTTTTTCACTTCTAAAAACAAATGCACGCCATCACGAATCAGGAGCAAGTCTGCAAGACCTGCGCTCATGTTTGTGTTTGCTATGATGTACGAACGGAAGACACGGCTCTCCGCGCTCAGATGTCCGCTGTTGATGCGTATCACAAGCCATCGCTTGAGCATGGCATACTTTTGGATTGCTTTCTGTATGTCGGATTCGACCTTCTTGTTTTTCTTTCTCGGCACCGTGACAGGTATGCCGTGCTCATCTATTATATAGTTCATTGGTTTCCTTTACAAGTTTATGAATAAAATCTGCCCATCGCTTAGCGTCGCGTTTTTCCTGATACTCAAGCCGTTTATGTGGATTCTTTGCCCGCCATTGTTTACTATATTCTGATTGGTTGCGTTTTGGTTTAGTTTCCATCAGGTTGTCCTTTTATAATTTCTTTCACAAAGTTTGCCCATTCTTTTTCGTTCCGATGTGCCCTGTAGCCTTTGCATTTGTCCGGGTTGTTTGCTCTCCATTGCCGCTGATATTCACTGTATGTCTCAGGATTGTCCTTCCGCCTTTGGACCGTCTGTGCATTCATTGTGCGCTTGTTCTTCGCGTAGCGTTTTTTGTATTTGGCTTTGTTCTTAGCGTAGTATGCCCGGTTGTACTCTTGTTCCGGTGTGAGTTGGTTATCCATTGTTCACCTCTTCAACAAGTTCCGATATGAATTGCTGCCATAGTTTTTCTTTCCTTTTGTGATAGGCTCTTTTGTTCTTCGCTGAGACTTTCTCAGGATTGTTGTGCTGCCATCGGTTCTGTCGCTGTCTAACTTTATCGGGATTGTTCTTTCTGTAACGCTTGTTTATATCAGCAACTCGCTCGGGATTGCTGCGTGCCCATGTGATAGAGGTCTGTATCTGTTTGTCTTTGTTTGTAAGGTAGCTTTTGCGTCTGCTGCGCTGTTTTGGTGTGAGTTGGTTATCCATTGCGTCCCCATTCATCAAAGATGTCAGGTAATCTGTCCTTATGATACTCTTTCATTGTGACCTCAAGCGAGGCAATAGCATTGTTGATCATGGTGTCGGTGCTGTCTGATTGCAGTACATTGTGCAAGCGTTCCACCGCTTTCATGAGCCTTTCGCGTTTGTCAAACGTCGGTGTGCCGCATGGTGCTTTGGGTATGTACTTTTTTGGCTGATAGTATGGTTTTGGTTCGCTCATAATTGAACCCCTTCATACTCATTGATTGCTAAAAAAATCATTTGCGCAACTTGCGGAACGATTGCATTGCCTAAGTGCTTAAGTCTGTCCAGCCGTCCGGGTAGCCCATCATCCACTCGACAAAGCTCGGTTGCAACTTCAAGCCAAGTACGCCGCCAGAACGGTTGCAGATTGTGTTGGATATTGTGTTTTGTATTGAGTAACTGCCTTCTCCGGCTCTCTTGCAGTCTGCCGCCAGCGGTGTTGGGAGAAGTGACACAGCTGTCTGTAAGTCCATACCCCTGACTTGTCCGCTTTCTCTCCGCCGTACCGATTTGCTGTTCACAATTAAATCCGGCGACCGTCGCCCCCTTTTGCTCGCGTCCGGTGTTGGGAGAAGTCCGTATTTCATCTGTTGCGCCAGCGTCCCGGTATTGCTTTTGTCGCCTTTGGGCTTCGATCCTTCCATCTGTGCCGCTGTTGGTGTTTTGATGAGCAACAATCCAGACTCTGTTCCTTCGATGTGGCGCACCGACGGCACAAGCTGGAATAATAAACGATTGAACGGTGTAACCTTCGCTCTCCAAGTCAGCACACACTCTCTCGAATGCCATCCCTTGCTCAATAGTAAGCAATCCAGAAACATTTTCGGCAACCACCCAGCGCGGACGGATCTCGGATACAACCCTAAACATCTCAAACCAGATTGCTCTATCGTCCGCCGATCCTTTGCGTTTTCCGGCTGTTGAGAATGGCTGGCAAGGGAAGCCGCCTGAAATAATGTCAATGTTTCCGGCATACTGTCTGCCGTCGAAGTCTTTAATGTCTGCATATCTTTCTGTGTCCGGGAAATGTTTTTGTAAAATCTTGCGTGCTTTCTCTTCGATCTCAATTTGAAAGATGTTTTTCCACCCTACCCTTTGCGCGGCAAGGTCAAAACCACCTATACCGCTGAACAAACTGCCGTGAGTCATAATCTCCCTCCTACCCTTGGTAATATTTCGCCATAAGCATACCGGCACGCATCGGTGAACTCCTCAGCGGTCGGTTGTTCGGGATCAATCGCATTGCGGAACATGTGCGCACATGCCGCTTCGCGATATGCGTCCGTGAATTGTGTTGTATTGCTCTTGCTGTCATAGAGCTTTAGCGTCAGCCATACACCACCCATTGCGGTCAGCGTTTCGGGCTGTATTTCGTATATGTTGTTACTATTCATTGGTTTATGTCCTTTTTTAACGTGTTTTACGTGAGTGTGTGTGTTGGTTTGTGGTGTATTAGTGGTGTATTACCCATCAGAGAGTTGCCAACTAATACACCACTTTCTTAAGTGTTTTAGTATCAATGTTTTGAGCGTATTTTTCGATTTCTTGTGGTGTATCACCGAAAATGGCAATACACCACGTTTACATTATTGATTTGCAAGGGTTTATGTTTTGAGTGGTGTATGTGGTGGAGAGAAAAACGGAACATCTTAGAAGTTCCCATTTCTCGCGTGCGTTTATATTACTCTTTTTTTATTTATTGTAATGTATATTAATATAATACACCACATACACCACGAACCAACTAACTAAATGTATTATGGTGGCTTAAGAGTGGTGTATTACTATGAAAACCAATACACCACGCAATACACCACATACACCACTTAGAATGGTGCTTTCACCTCCGGCACATTATCAAAGAATGTTGTTGAGCTGCGATTTTTCCTTTTGATGAAATAGCAAGCCACTCCGCGAGTGATTCTCTTCTCAAACCCCAGCTTTGTCAGCACAAGCCCTGCCCTACGACCTTCGCGTTCAATCGGTATGCGCACCTTGTTGTGAAGCAATGCAATCTCATTCACTATCGCCGTGGCTGAGAGCCATGCACAATCAAAGTCATGCTGCCCGCTTGGCTTCTCGATAAACTCCATGAGTATCTCCTCAGTAGGATCAACAACCGCATACCCTTGCGCATTAGCGGTGATCTCAGCATTGCCCTCAGCATCACCCCAATACTTATGACCTGCCAAGAGCATCGAATATGCCTGCCCATACACCGCAACCATATCAACCTTGTGCGTGTAGTCAAGCTCTAAGCAAGTAATCATCAGAAATCGGCGATTTCCGGTGGTGTCGTTGAAAATTTGGTCAGTGTTCACGGAGCCAACAAAACAGGCGATGCGCTTGAACTCTTCCGTCATCCGGGCATACGCTCTGCGTTCTTTGACCTTTTCGCGAGTGATAAGTGATTTGAGATGTGAAATGTCTTTGCGTGTTGTGGATTCAAGTTCGTCAAGGTTGATGAGGACATTCTCGCAAATTGACAGGATTGAGTCCTTATTCTCAGCAACCAGTGCGCCTGCGAACATATACTGCGACAGGTCAGCCGGGCACAGTTTATTGAGCCATTGCGTCTTGCCGATACCCTGCCCACCTTGCAGAACAAGGCAAGTATGATTGATGCCCTTGCCCATCCATGTTGCTACCGTAGCCACTAACCAATTTTGCAACCACTTCGCGAAAAACTCCTTCTGATGGTCAGCAACCTTGACTGTGGCAACAAGCTCAGCGATATAGTCCCTATCTCCTTGCTTCCATCCGGGTAATTGTGCAGCCCATTCCTTCAATGGATTATGCTCTTCAACCCATTGAGAATTAAGTAATTGCAAGAGCTTTTCTTTGCTATAGTTTACATTAGCATCAGCAAGCGCGACAAGCATCGTATCAACGTCACGATCGGTGAGAGTGCGCCAACCGTCAAGTTCAGCATCGTAGCACTCAGTACGTTGCAGCAAAGTATTGTATCGAAGGGCATAGTTGGCAAGTATCCACAGCCGGACAAGTTCGATTTGTTTCTTCTTGTCCATCTTACCGCCGCTCATCTCAATTTCTTCGGCTATCTGAGCATTGACCTCTTCGGCAGTTGGCAGCGTATTGTCAGCGTTCTTCGTGCGCTTGCCTCTCAGCTTGGCAACACCTGTCCGCGAAGGATCGGCAAGAGCGAGAGCCTTAGCCATCGCTTTGAAGTCACCGTGATACTCTAAGAAACACAGAACCTGATGCGGCTTATACGCTTTGCCCGGCTCAAACACCGATGACGACGTGAACACATAGAGCACATTCGCGTCACCGAGATAACCGACCGTACCGCTTATGCCATCACGGACACTTTTGCCCGGACGAGTGACTTCCACAGTGCCATCAGCACGGTGCTTCCCTTGCTCCCATCCATGCCGCACAAGCAAGCTGACAACGTCGTCACGGCTCATGCGCTTATCGTAGTCATCGCCAACGCGTGTGGATTGCTCAGGAACGGCAAAGAATCCCTCGGCCGGCTGTTGTTTGACAGTTGGCTGATTGCGTTCATCGAAGGACCGTGCCACATCTAAGAGAACAGATTGCTCCATAGCTGAGAGCGTTTCAATCGCATCCCATGACCCTTGCACAAGCTCATATCCTGCCGTTGGTGCGGCTACGAAATAACCTCCCTCTCCGCGTGTTTCTATGAGAACGACATTATCCTTCGTGCAAGCGAGCTTTTGATTGCCTATGACCGTCTGTGCTCTATACACCAAATGAACGCCGCCATTATAGGTCTTTTGCACAACAGCCTTGGCAACAATATCCGGTGCAATGTTCTTAAGCTCAAGCATAAACCGCTCGAATATGCTCAGGTCACCATCGTTTTTTGTATCAATGTCAATGCAAAGGAGGTTACCGGATACCTTGCCCGCCACGATTGCGCCCGCCGCAAACTTAGTGCTCCAATTCGCTGCCGTTTCATTGTCGGCAATAACGGATTGATAGTCCCGCCACGGGAAGGCAGGAGACTTCTTAGGCATCACCACAGGGATGACAGACAATTGTGTCTGTATAAAATCTTGGAACGGAAAACCCATATTTGTATAAATATTGCACCACGTATGGTGCATGTTGTGAGACATGTGCGGTGCGCCTTAATTCAACCGGCAAGTTTTAGAGAGGCGCGCCGCTTTTATTATATAAACAAAAACGTATGTATGATGCGGACGGACAGCCTGATGCCGGCCTCCTCCGCCATAGCTACAATCTCAGCGGCTTCGCTCATGGTAGCCATCATCAGCGCGCCGTTTGGTAATTGTATTTCAGTCAGGATTTTTCT